CAACAGCCCACGCGTGCAAATGAGCACTTGTGTTGACTGTTATCTCGACTTCACAGGAGCATACTATGCCAAATCCAGTCACTTCTGGCACCACACAGGGTTACTTTGACGTAGCCAATGACGATCGCCGACAGACCTTTGTTTATCAAGGTCCGACGGGTCCGATAGGTTACGAAAATGGTAAACCAGTGTACCAGGTGTCATCAATCACCAAAAGCTATACTACGTGTAGTAAGGCGTTTGAGCGAAATCTGCGGAGAACTGAATGGCGTAAGCATGTTCCTTACGTAAGGTCTCAAGACGGTATGGACCCTCTTGCGTACTCGTTACTGCAATGGAACTATAGTTACCCCTTGTTATCTGTACACAGGTGTGATATTAAGCACGATCATATCGGCTTTCCTATCGATGCACCTGGGACGTACTTGCCAGCACATAAACAAGCTGCTGGTAGTATGCCCGCGTTTACGTACGCCACCATCGACCAGGCCTTGGACAATCAGGCAGTCTCACGACTGAATGAATCTGTTTCGAGCCAGCGAGATGTAGCGGTGAATTGGGCTGTGAATGCATTTGAAGCTGAGAAATCAGTAAAAATGATCCATGATCGGGCCAAGACTATTGTAAACACCCTACGCAATTTGCGCAAGGGTCGCTTTAAGAGGGCATATAACATATTGTTCCTCGGTAAAAGTGATCGCAAAACTCAACATCGTCTTGCAGCGCTTCGGCGTACAAAAGATAATGCTGCCAGTTTATGGCTTGAGTGGACATACGGATGGTCACCTCTTATGGGTGATATACATACGGCGATTAACGATTACCAAAAAGCCAAACGTGAGTACTACATTCGTGCGCGCGGCGTTGCTGTCGATCGTTCTACGCAGACTATACAGACTGCGAGTTCTTTCGGTGGCGGTGACTTCTCACCTCGTGTTGCTTACAACATAAGCATACAGCGTGAGGCTTTAGTCAAGTACACTAGCGTGTATTCGCTTAGCACGCGATCAAGTAGCAAGCTTCTGGCCTCAGGGCTGGTTCAAAACCCGCTTTCTGTTGCCTGGGAGCTTGTACCATTCAGCTTTGTTGCTGACTGGTTTATCAACGTTGGTGATGTGTTATACGATCTGTCAGCGGCAGTTGGCCTACAGCACATGTATACTGTTAAAAGTACATTGCTGAAAACCAATATGTCGTCTGTGGCAGCCGATGTTCCTTTCTACCATCGCCAGTACAGTAGTTTTACTGCACAAGGTGATGCAAGCGTGAAAACGTTCGAGAATCGTGTTGAGTTTACTCGCACGACATCTTCGACGCGGCCACGTGTAGTTTTAGGACTTAATAAAACACCCCTATCTGTAACACGGACAATTTCGTCCTTGGCACTGATCAACAATTTAATCAGAGGCCTTTACGTTAGGAAATAACTTAAACTTAACCCCTTTAGGAGCTTGCAATGCCAGCTTTCACTACCCTAACTCTGGCTGATGGCCAGACTACACCAGTAAACCATTCATTCACACCAGTAGCGCTGGAAAGCGGTATTGCTGTGTGGTATGATCGTACTATGGGTGTAATCGCCGCTCAACCGTATGTTACCGCGAAGCTTGTAAAAGCTAAAGGTCCAAATGGCTTAGCTCGTCTGCAATACACATTGAATGTGCCGCAGTTCAGCGATGCTTTGGGTAAAGTTGTAGCAACAGTCGGTGCGACTTTAGAGTTTCGCATCCCCGCAAATGCCTCTTTGCAACAGCGTAAAGATTTACACGCCTATGCAAAAGCTTTTGTGGCCAGTTCGTTTTTACAGAACATGGTGACCAATGTCGAAGGCGTATACGCCTAAGATATAATGTTGTTTATACTTTAAACCTTTTGAGGTAACAAATGAAGACTTTTCAGTCAAGCGGCAAAACGTTTTTAAACGAAGCCAACCAGGTTGTTAGTAAAACTGCTATGGAGAAGTACTTTCCACACGCACGTGATATTGACATGTCGGGTCAACTTGATCCCATCACATTCCGTTTTAACTACCTACGACATATGTTGTTTAGTAAATACGCGAAGATTGATGTTGCATCTTCCTCTGCGAGGAAAGCCAAGTGTCTAGATAAATACCTAGCATGCGAGGCCAAATGCAAGACAACGAACATCTATTTTAAGGAAAAGCAGTATGAAGGCACTAAAATACATCATTTACTTATGCTTACGCGTAAGTATATTAATGATATACTCGGGCCTCTTACTTGTGATCTTTTCGATAGATGCACCTTCGGACCTGGATCCTCTACTAGATTGCCTCATCCTTATGTGGATGCAGTTTTCAAATTAGAGGGTATACCACACTGTACGTCTCT